AGCCAACAAACATAGTGTTATTAACCGTAGATGGTCCAGACTTCTTTTCATCAGCATCCAACTCCTTCATTTTCTTTTGAAGATCAATCAACTTGTCAGCAGTATCTGCTACGTTTTTAATAAGTTGACCTGCAACTTCATAAGCACGAGGATGATCTGACGCTCGTGCCACATCAAGAATGCCATCAACTGCCTCCTGTCCTTTCATTACTAAGTTGTGAAGTTGAGCACGAGTTGTCTCATAATCCTGCTTCACGTCAGGAGTATCTGTTTTCTTGAGTTCTGGTTTCACTTTTTCAACATGTTTTTGAAGTTCAGAAGGTTCTGCTCCAAAAGCATCATTTAGTCCATCAAAAGGATTTGCCATCAAATTGCCTCATCAACACCACTAGTAGGATTGCGTTTCTTATTATCATTAAAGTCTTCACTTACAATACCAAAACCGAAATCATCATCAGCATCTGCAGTAACAGGATCGGGTTGGATTGTATAACGAACCTCTCTTGGTGCAGTAGAAGTATTTGTGTCCGTATAGTAGTCGGTGATGACCTTCTTGATGGTCTTGCTGTCTGTAACAGGACCATACAAATAAGTCTTTACAGTAAACTGTAAAGTGTAAATGATTGCTCTGCGAGAAGAAAAATCTCCTTCATAGTCGTCCTGATAATCAACACTTGTTAAAACAACAGGAACATCTTTTGTTTCATCTACCTCGGGCAATACTTTCACTGCAAGATTATAATGGGGTTGAAAATAAGGAAGGATCTGCTCAAGAATTTGCAAACCATCCTCTTGCGTCTTAGAAATAATTGCCAATTCAAATGAGAGGTTGTAAGGAACGGGCATATACACGTTCTTGTTCTCATCAGTATCTTTTGCAAACTTAATCTTCTGTGTAGGTGATACTTTTCTTGACGAATCGTATGTGATCCCATTAATCTCAAAAGAGATTCTAGGGAGAGTAATTTGCACTCTCTTATTTGTAGGGTCTGCGTTTTGGTCTAATCGTGCAAGAAACTTCTGTTTTGGACCATATGCCAAAGGAACTTTCATTACATCGGTACTACGACGCAACTCAATGTTGTTGAACAACGTACCAAACGCCACAACAGTTTTTCTAAAAATCTCGTGATATGAATATGTGCCTAACATCAGATTGTAGTATCAGTAGTGGACCCAATAGAACCGAATGGATTTGTTTCGGTAAAGTCGATAATGCCGTCGTCCTCAGTCTCAAACGAATAGTTTTGATCGATGCTATCGGCAGTATTTGTATTATTTAGAGTGTTATAAGACTCAGGACTCCACTTAGCACCAGATGTGAGACCAGTAATCACTTCTGCAGTGTTGAAAGTTCCTGTGCGGTTGATGACTTGGAGCTCTCTTGTAGAAGCATTCCAGGACTTGACTTCTGCTCTATTGTCTTTTGGCGAGTAGTCAATTGTGACTGTTGGAGCACTAGTGTAACCATTACCACCAGATGTAATAGTAATGCCAGTGACGATGCCAGCAGAACTAACTGTTGCGGTTGCAGTTGCACCTGTCCCTCCTCCTCCACTAAATGTAACTGTAGGTGGCAGAGCAGACTTGTAATGCTCACCACCATCGGTAACTGTAACTGCACTAACTGCATCTCCTGTCAAGGTCGCAGTCGCCGTAGCCAAGTAGAGATCGCCAACGATTTCTTCACCCACTGTAAATGCTCCAGTGCCACCCGCATCCATAACAAGTTTAATAGCATTGGCGAATGCAGTTTCGATAGCATCGATCGCCGCAACACCAGTGTCGAGTTCTTCGTCGCTGTACTCGAAGAGTTCGCATTGGCATTCCCAGACATATCCTTTACCTAGTTGATAGAATGGACGCTCTGCTTCAACAAACTTGATTTCAAACAAGTGCTTTGTTGTTGGGAACCAAATCAAATCACCCTCATTGGGACGACCTTCAACATTCAATACTGCATTATCATCTACTTTCTCTTCAAACTTTTTGCGAGAGAAAATGAAAGTGGTCTTATCTTCAATCCTAACACCAAACTTACTAAGAAGTTCTCCTTGACCTTCCCACCCGTCTACATTATTGACATATGCTCTAACTGATAATGCCTGAGTGAAAGAACTACTCTCTACTTCTTGAAAGATTGTATCTTTATTAACGTAAGTTCTAGGTAAATAGTAAATATCCTGACCATAGAGTTCAATGCTCTCTACAATCAGGTTTTCCATAAAGGTCTGCTCTTGCGCAGAACCATTAAGATTCAGTCGGCAACTACTTGTATAGTCCGACTGAATGCAGTTTTCTGGGGGATCGTTTCTGTAAGTCATATCAACCGATTAAATCCATTGGAGGGAGTTCATAATCTTTACGAATTTGTTCTTCCAAGTCTTTCTTAAATTGACTTGCGTCTTCAAGAATGCGACGACCGTTTAGAGTAACACCGCCAAGCATTTGAACACCATCATACTTACTTAAGTTGCGACCCCACTGCTGTTGGAAAAGTGCCTCAACATAGTCCTTCAACCATGCATCATTAAACATATCAGTATAAGTTTCGGGGTCTTGACGCATCATAACTTCAACTAAAATAAAGTCGCCCGCCTGAAGGTCTCCCCAATCAAAATCAAGATACAATCTTCTCTGATACTCATTGAATCTAACTCTACGATTCATGGCAGAGTTTGTAACCCAATCAAGTGTCTCAAGATACTGAGAGGTCATGAAGTAATGTAGAATATGTCCATGCGTCATTGCATAGATGTCATTTAAAAAGATTTGATATTTAATATTAAAAATGTTTCCAGGAACAACACTAGATGCGCCAATTTGACTATAAACATGATTGACTGCTAAAACTCCAGGAGGGAGATCTACAAATTCTTGTCCTTCATACCAATCCGTTGCTCCCATCTGTGTTGTAGACTGAGCAGCAGTTTTAATCGCATCGGTTACTTCAATCTTAATGAATGCCTTGTAACTTCCGTTATAGGCAAACTCTTGAAAGTAATCGATTGCTTCTTCAATCAGGTCATCCAACTGTTCATCACATACGTTAATGTCAATTGCTGGATAACCTAATCTGCGAAGTGCGTAGTTTTTTAACTCTGTTTTAGAAGCGGGTCTTGTAGCGGACATTTAATTTACCAAGTAGCGTGGGCGGCTTAATTTTATCAGAAAGTTTGAGATTCGATACGTCGCCAGGTGTTAGCGGCAACACAGATATAAATGTAATTTGCATCATAACGAATATCACCTGCAGTGCCAGTAGAGGTTGCGGTAGCGGGAGCAGTGCCAGTTGCTCTCAGATTTGCTTCGACATTAGCGAAGGAAACATTATCAGTGGTTGCAAGTGCCTGATCAACATCAGTTAGATCAGTTACAGATGCAGCAGCAATACGGGCATCAGCACGAGCATCAGTGTAATAAAGGTTTGCAACACCTTCTGTTAGATCATCGGTAGTTGCAGCAGCAATTCGTGCGTCTGCGCGAGCATCTGCACGGGCATCTGTGTAGTACAGATTTGTAGCGCCCTCTGAGAGGTCGTCTGTGTCCGCTGCAGCAAGTTTTGTATCAAAGTCGGTGTTTGCCCTTACAGTGGTGTAATAGAGGTTTGTAGCGCCTTCTGTGAGGTTATCAGTAGTCTTACCTGCAAGACTTGCATCAAAGCGTGCCTCAGTGTAGAAGATATTTGTAACACCCTCAGTCACATTATCAGTATTAATGTCTGCCTGAGTAACTGACAGACCACCACTACCATCATGACTAATACCAGTACCATAGGTAAAGTGTGTGCGAGTGCGTGCAGCAGTGGTAAAGAGATTGGTCGAACCTTCCGTTACATTGTCAGTATTGATATCTGCCTGAGTAACACTCAAAGTGCCAGAACCATCGTGCTCAATACCTGTACCATAAGTGAAGTGTGTGCGTGTGCGGGCAGCAGTTGTAAAGAGGTTTGTGGAACCTTCGGTAATATTATCAGTGTTAATATCTGCTTGAGTTGCACTCAGAGTCAGAAGGTTACCTGCATCGTTGTAGGTAGCAGTAATACCTGTACCACCAGCAATCAGAGCAGCAACGCGGTCATCAACACGCTCATCCGTGTAGTAGAGGTTAGTGCCCTCAGAAAGATCTGTAGTGGAGTGGTTGCTGATATCAGATACCTGACCAGTGACATCACCAACCAAGTCTGCGGTGATGATATTGGCAGCAAAGTTACCAGATCCATCACGAAGGACAAGGTTGTTGGATGCGTTTGTACTCGCAGAGGCAACGTTAATAGTTGGGTTACCAGAAACACCATCGGCATTGGTTAAAGTGATGCCAGACGATGCTGTGACCTGCAGAGTGCGTTGTGCGTAGGTGTTAGCAGCAGTCCTTGTAACAAAACCAGTGCCTGCCATTGCAGCAAGTGCAGTAATGTCTGCATCATTATAGACAGTACTGATGGTTACATCAGCAGATCCGTCGAAGGAGACGCTACCATCGACAACGCCGTCGATTGTGATTGTCCTTGCGGTTCTGAGTGCATCAGCTGTAGTAGCATTACCTTGAATACCAGCAAGAGCGCCAATGCCAGAATTAACTGTAATTTGATTAGCGGCGAAGTCTCCATTAGAGTCCCTATTAACAACGGTTGTAGCTGTATTTGTTGAAGCAGTTGTCATGCTGTCCAAAAGGTCAGCATTCAAGTTATTGATCTTGACTGTATTGGGAATAACCAGAGCGGGACCAGAAGAAACTTGAGAGATAATCTGACCATCAACAGTCAGAGTGCCATCAATATTGGCATTATTATCAACATCAAGAGCAGTACCAGCGGCAGTAAGGTGTAAACTACCAGCACGAAGAGCACCGTCTGTACCAGTGTGAACTTCAGAAGCGTTTGTAGAGTCAATTAAGAATGCGAACTCGGAGGACGATCTATCGAATCCAAAGAAGCCCACTTTCGCAGAGCCGTCGTAATAACGGAACTCAACACCACGGTCCTTACCGTCGCTAGCGACTGGTGCTGTGTCACCACCCAAAGTGATAATAGGGTCGTCGAGAGTTGTGACCGTAGAATTAACAGTAGTGGTCGTTCCATTTACAACTAAGTCTCCACCAACGGTAAGTGTATTGTGTAAAGTTGCATCGCCAGTGCTTACATCAACAACGAATGCATCTCTAGAGTTTGCATCATCCCAAACATGGAAGTCGCCACCAACCCATGCATTCTTGCTTGCTCTGAAACCACCATCAACGGTAAGAGCAACAGAGTTATCACCGAAAGATGTTGCATCGGAAGTGTTGGTGATAGAAACACGACCACTGAATCCAGTATTACCAGACTGTGTGGTGCTACCCGAGATCTCAAAGTCACCATAGACGCGCATGTTGCCGCCAACAGCGAGATTTCTGGCGACTCCCATACCACCAGATAGTCTAACGGATCCATCTGCAGCATAGAGACCTGTGAGAGTCTGTTCTGTGTTGTTTGTGAAGGTAACGATACCCGATGCACCCAGAGTGTCGTTAATCTGAGTTGCATCACCAACAGTCAGAGTGCCGATGATATTTGTGTTGCCGTTGTCCGCATCAACACCAAACTTCTCAACAGCAGATCCATTTCTGATGGAGAAGACTTCGTTAGCAGCATCAACAATCAGGGAATCGTTGATAGTTGTTTGACCTTGGACAACCAGTGTGCCGTCTGTTGCAACGTTACCAGAAGCAGAAGCAACGGTAAACTTATCAACCCCAGCACCAGTCCTAACTGCGAAGTCAGCGTCAACATCAACAGTATTGTTAAACTCAGAAGTGTTGGTGACTGTCAGAGTGCCGACCAAAGTTGTATTGCCATCAACATTAAGGGCACTATCAAAATCAACATCACCCTTACCATTCAAGGTGCCTTCAATAACAGTGTTACCAGTTACATTATCAACGGTAAACTTATCGGTTGTGCCGTTTCTAACAGCGAAGTCTGCATCAACATCGACTGTGCCGTTGAACTCGGAGTTGCCAGCAACATCTAATGTACCCTGAATATCGGTGTTACCAGATGCACCAAGAACAGAGAACTTAACAGTATCTCCACTATCCTCTTTACCGACAAACAGACCTTCGCCAGCACCTGTGCCACCAACATGCAGAGTGGTAGCGATACCAGCACCACCGTAAACTCTCAGGTTAGAAGTATCATGTGTTGCATAGGAAGGAGTATATGCACCTCTTGTACCTGTGCGTAACTTGTAACGAACTTCCAAGTAGTTCTGTCTGTTATAGTTCGCGGTAGTATCTTCTTTCTGAATAAACTGACCGTTTACATAGACATCGCTATTAAAGAGAATGTCACCTTCGACGTAACCGCCACCATCAACACGAAGAGCACCATAGTCACTGCTACCAATCTCATAAAGACCAGTGCCACTATTCAGGGCGATAGTAGGTTCGTCAACATTCTCAAGATAAACCAGACCAGAAACATTCAGAGTGTTATTAAGGTCAAGAGCACCTGTCAAAGTAGTCTGACCAGTTACTCCAAGTGTGCCCGCAATGAGAGTGTTACCAGTTGCAGAAGCAACATTAAATTTATTAGTATTGACGTTAAGGTCATTTGTAATATCTACGACGCCATAGAAAGACGCATTACCAGTTGTACTCTGAAGTTCAATGCGGGTGGTGCCACTACCATTATTAAGTTGTAAAGTCTTAGATGCACCTTGTAAAACAATATTGTCATCGAAACGAGAAGTGCTGTTAGCGCGGAAAGTGCCATCAACATCTAACAAACCACCGATATTGACATCCTGCCCGATACCAGCACCACCAGCAACTACAAGATCGCCAGTTGTATTAGAAGTAGAGTTA